CTTAACCAAAAAAGTACTTACCAAAGTTAGTTTAGTCATAACTTCACTAACAAAGATTAAGAAGTCTCTAGGAGACATTCACGAATACCGAACGTTTTCTTTAAAGTCCTATCAGTGCAGTAATGAATGAATTGTCCATAGTTATTACAGTTGGCGAAGGATATGCACTACAGTAGAGTGCAGTCTTAAACGCTTTTAGCTCACAACCATACGTATCCTGAAGGCATTTGCCAATAGTGTCCTTACCCGCCCCCGAGGGAGCGTTAAGTAAGAGTATCTTATTCCTCAGTGGGTTCATCTTCCACCGCCTCAGAGAGTTGCTGTGTCATTTCAATGATATCGGACAAGTCTACTCCTACAAAGTCGTGAGGCTTCAGTAGCTTTTTATCACTTTCGCGGATTACTGAATAGAATTCATCCCCATCTTCCATAGTAGTCAGACGAACAAAAGCAGCAACGCCTTCTTCTTCATAGAACTTGACAGTCTCATTAGCATATTCAGGAGTGTCGTGGAACTTGGTTAGGTTGTTGTCACAAACTCTCTCCAAGGCATCACTAACATCTACACCACAAAGCTGTAGTTTCTGGTAGAGACCAATAGCAACGACCATAACGTCTGCAACACCATCTACAAGCTCTGTGAGATCCTTATCAGCAACTGCGTTATAAGTTTCAGCAGCCTCTTCTACGATCCTGTCGCTTTGATTGCCAACCTGTTCCCAGAAATCTTCACTCAAAGGTCTGACGCCCTTGTTGCCAATCAAGTTGTTGAATAAAAAGATTTTCTCGTATACTGTCATAAATTTTACCTCTTCTGTGTGTTTATCGTCAACTACTTAGGCGTACTTTTTAACAAGATAGTCTAGACTTACCATCATTGGGTTTCCGAAACCTTGCTTAACATCATGTAGTACAGTGATGCCTCGAAAGTGATTGTTACCTTGTGGGCCTTTGTATTCCTCATCATGAGGGTAGAAGGCACCATTTACAATACCAATCTGCATCTTACCGTCAATGCTGGGTTTGATTGCAATGTCAAGGCACTGCTTGTGTCCTACGACAAAAGATCTGCCAACATTCTTAAGCACGTTCAATGCTGCGCCACCATAAGGCTTACCTGTCATTGGATTTGCAAGGTAGTGGACGTAGAAGATACCGTTTTCCATTACTGGTTGAAGGAAATCGTATACTTCCCAACCATATGATTCTAGGTTCAACAACTTTGTTCCGAGAAATCCATGCAACTCTGGGGTGTCGTTGGTGAATCTATCAATACGATCTTCGTGATTACCCATGCAGAAGATCATACGTGGAGAATACACTTTCTTTTTGTTTCTTCTCTGACTCTCTTGGAGCTTCTCTAGTGGCCCTGTGATCAGAGCCATGCCCTTGTAGCCAGCATCCAAGTCCTCTTTAATACGGCGTCCCTCAAAGGCTTTCTTGCCCCTGTCGTAAGAAGATAGCGACGGCATATCAAAGTGGTCGCCAATATGCACAATAACATCTGGCTTCTTTGCTACGATGTACCTGCCCAGTGCTTCGAGGTGTGTAAAATCTTGATCTGGTTTACATTGTGTGTCTGCAATAATTAAATGCTTCATATATCTTATGCCCTCTCTGTGAATACGTAGGATACTCTAGGATTATACTTATCAACTTCTGTTTCCTGTAGTACTTCTACTTTAATATACTCATCGTTGTCGTCTACAATAATACCCAGCTCTGTTAGAGCGTCATAAAGAAACTTTGTATTAGCAGCTATGAAGTTGTGTTTGTCTGATCTGCGTCTACTTTGTTTATAAAGCTTAGCAGTAACGTCGATTGGTTTATCGAACTTCATTTTATCCTGCTTTGTGTCTACAAGTATCTGTCTAACTATCTCTTTGAACATTTTCTTGGCTTTATTGTATTCAAGGTAATGAGCATTATTCGTATAGTTGAGATTGATTCTGAATTTTTTATCCTCCTTAGTTTTTCTAGGGAGCAGAACGACTAGTGGACAGTCGATCTTTAATACTTTAGGCACTGTCAGGCTCAGGTGGATGCCAACGATCCCCCTTAATGCGTTGCATATGAAGTAGGTCAGCCTGCTCTTTCATAAGCTCTGAGATAAATTTCTCTTGATCTGTACCGTCCCAAGATTTATAAGAATAGGTTTCTGTTTCAGAGTCCCAACCCTCTTGCTCACTGTACCACGCCAGATAAACTTCATAGCATCGTTCATATAGCTGCCACTCAGTAACGCAATCATCAAGTAATGCTTCTGCACCTTTCTCTCCGATAGACGCGATCTTTCTTGTGCCATACTTTTCTGCAATTAATTTAGAAAGACCTTGGCATCCGGGTATGTTGTCAGATGATTTGTCGCCTTTCAACAGTTGTTGATAAAAGTTTTTGTTGGCTTGCTCCATTGTAATGAGAACAACAGCATCATCTTTGTCTGGATTGAAGTGATTACCGGGAGTATCCCGTAAGTCTTTATCAGCAGACACACAGACTGTTGTAGGGTTGTCTTTGTTTTCTAGATAACCCCTATATGCCACAACAGAACAAGCATCGTCAGCCTCGTTACCGTGGATTACAATGGCACCTAAGATTCTACGTACTTCCTTACATTATAAAACCAATACGGTTTTTCTGTGTTATCTCTGTTGCCTTTGTATTTTAAAATTGTTGCAATCTTTTCTCGATAGTTGCCTTTGCCTGTGAGATAGATCTTGTATTTCTTAGCTTTAAGTTTTTGATTTAATTGATTTCATCTGGAAATCAAAAGATTCTTTCGCGTCTTCTTCTGTAAAGTACTCAAGTCGTGGGCGAATTTCGTAAAGTTTATCCGCTTCCATAAAGAATTCTGACTGGTCTTTTACATAACCCTTCGCTTCCTTAGAGTATTTAAAAGTCTCAATTAACTCACCATCCTCAAAGATATCGTAGTAAGTGTGTTGAGCAACAGAAGCAGCACGATAGACTAGAATATCACCATCAATAGCTACGGTATCAAAAATCATTGTAAACCAGCCCTTAGAGAATGCTTAAATTTGTCTACGATTTCATACTCTGTTATGTCACCGTTAGCTATCGCTTTCTCAATAGCACCTTCCGGTAAATCCTCATCTTCTTTCCTGTTGTCGTAGATAAAGTCTGAAACCAAATCATCTACAGCATTAATTATATTTTGATATTTACTCATAGAGTTACCTCTTAATAAAAAAGGCGGAGCATAACTAGCCCCCGCCCTTGATTAGTTCTTAGTAATCTGATTCTTCATCAGGATCAAATGGAGGTTCATCTTCACCTTCAGGTTCGCTGTTACCAGTAGTTGAGTAGTCTTCGTCGCTCTCCGTAGAGTAGTCTGCGTCTTCAACAACTTCACCAATTTCATCAACACTTGAACCAGATTGATATTCAATCAGGTTGTCAACACGAACAGCCTTAAGCTTTGCAAAAGTACCATACTTGTTGGTAACAATGTCGTACATAACAACACCAGAAGAACCGTTGCTTACCAGCTTTGTCTTTGTGATATCGGCCAGCAAAGGCTTACCATCACGCTCACCAATGTTTCATAAAGCTTTGCGCGATACTTAGGGTCACACTGTACGATTTGCTTTGTCTCAAAGTCTTTGAAGTGAGTATCTTTCTTCAACTTAACAACAAACTGCTTGTCTTGGTCAGCGAACGGAGCGTCAAACTTGTAGATCTTTTGAACTCTGCATTGCTAAATGCTTTTGCTGGTTGCTTAGCAAACTGCTTAGTCCAACGCCCTGCTGCTGCCTCACTGATAACGCAGTCAACAGTCCACTCTGTATTCTGTGGGCCTTCCGTCTCAAACTTCTGAGATGGTTGTTGAATCTTTACGTAAGCCAGTGTTACATCTTTCAGTACTGCCATAATATGCTTCCTCTCTTTTGCTATTGGATTTAAACTGCTGCTTTTGTCTTAACTTTGCCGTAAGCATCGTTGTGAGCTTGGATACGACGAACTCGCGCGTACAACTCAGCGAACTTCTTACGATCAGAGTTACTCATTTCTTTAAGGTTCTCAGCGCAAGCTGGAATACCACTCTCTTTCTTTCCGTTACTACCTTTGGTTGTCAGTGGAGTTGTTTGACGTGGTGTGAGGATAAAATCAACACCCTCTGTAAGCCACCCTGAGACTTCCTTTGGAGGAGACTTGCGATAGCTAGTGCCACCGCCCTGCTTATCGTTTGGGTGACGCTTCTGGTGACGCTCAAGCTTTGCTGCTCGGTTCTTTGCAGCCTTGCTTTGATAAGCTGCATAGTAATTCTTCTGAGCTACACCGTTTCTTCCTGCTCTTCCTGCCATTTCTTTTCTCCTTTTGTGTGACTGTGTGAGGTATACTATAGGGGTTACTTATTAAAGTCAACCCCATGATAGCTTTATTTAATAATTAGTGAGTTTCACTCCAATTTGCTCCAATGTCGTAGTCTGCTGCCAAAGGAACACGGAACTTATAATATTGTCCAGCTTCGGCCATAGTCTCTGAGAACACTTGACCTACCTCAGACCAACCCCTTGTATAGACACCACCTCTTTCCTTGACGTTACTGAGAACCTTACCTTCTATTTCAAAAGATTCAGCCTCTTCCTTTGTATCAAAGGTGTACATATCTATAATCTTTGGACTAACCTGCCACTGGCACTCATCATGGTAGTGCATCATCTGAGAAGCCAGAATTTCAGACTCCCTGAAAGGGTTGCTATACATATTGCGATCTTTAAGCTTACGCATGTACATAACCATTTGACGCTTCATTACGATAGCACCTGTGCTTTGGAACAACACATTCAAAAGAGAATGCTCGGACCTAGTCATAAGCTTACGACCGTCTATACCACGGATGAATACCTTGTGTCCTTTAGTTTTCCAGTATGTTGCTACATGCTCTTTAAGAATTTTTAGTGGTTCTGAGGCGTCCCAGAATGACTCAAAAACCTGCTCTGCCTCTCCTTTTGATACACCTAGAGTCTTAGCAATCTTACCAGCCTGTGCTCCGTAGCTACAGTTGCCTGTGATTGTTACAACGTCCCCCTGTCTGGCTACGAAAGTTGAGTTAGCAGTTTCTATACAAAACACATCCGTATTCCTAGATAAAGTCTTAATCATCCGTTGGCAAGTTCTACTTTGATTTATACTAAGTGTAATACAAGCGTGTCTTTTATTCACAGTTTGCACCCCAAGATACCTTGGGAGAATACCCAGCCAAGTAAGAAGCTAAGAGTATGGCTCGTAGACACTACCTCGTTCTGACCAATACATTTACCGCCGCCTGAGTCCAACCATCGGCTTGCCAGAAAGACTCTACAAAACCACCTAACGACTCCCTCGTAAGTGAGCATACCCACTCTAAATAATCAATATTATGCTTATTTTGTTGAGGTAGCCCCACTCTACTCCAGAATTTCTCTAAACCAATGTGGTGAGAGAATAAAAGTCTTAAAGCCGGTGTTGTTTTTAGAAACGTGTACAGTAAACTTTGCACCTACACTCTCCAAACTTCCTCAATCTCTTTTACATACTTTGACTCATCTTGAGAAACCCTGCAAGAAACCCCCCTGCGATTTCCAAACTGAGATGAAGTCCTTCCAGTGTCTTTTGCCCACTTGAGGTAGCCATCACTAAGAATCCAAGCAACAAGCTTAGCCTCATCTACACTAACATGGGAGTCACCTCCAACATACTCTGCTGAATTCTTAATATTAAACTCAGTATTTATTTCGTCAGTGGTCTTAAACAAATCTTCAAAATACCGGGGACTCTTCTTAGGTGCTCTGCGAATACTCCCGAACCACCTGTGGTCTCCTGTACTCTCAAACGTAAAAGACCTTTGACGCATACTCACTACATCAGCATCTGGGTAGTGGAGGATATTTTTAACCGGGCTCCACTCGTTAAAAACCTGTGGATGTATTATAGGTAAGAACATCCTGACCAACAGATAGTTGGTTATACCCTTCCATCCAGATTTTGTTAGGATAGTTGTTGAGTCTACAGGCAGACAAGCATATTTTAGTGTTTTGGCTACCTCCCTATCAACACCCATCTTTGCAGCGTTAACTGTGTGAATATCGTTTGGCTTTTCAGAGATAAGACCTTTAGCGTAAGCTTCCCCACCTTCAAACTGTCTTGTAAAGTGAGCCTCAACACGAGCCTCAAGTCCAGCAGCATCCGAA